CGTACCTGCTCCTGGGACCGTCGCCGTCACTCGCCCCGTCGTATCGTTCTGCGCAGCCACGCACAAGACCTTCGACTCTTCCGTTACTAGCGAGTTCGTCACCACAACAGACGTGGCCCCAAGCGCAATGTTGGCGCGAAATGAGGCTTTATTGATCGTGACTGCGCCGATGGTGCCGGTGTTGGTGTAGTCCATGTAGAGGCGCTTGAATCCCAAGACTCCGGAGCCGAGATCGCTGGCTCGATTTGAGTTAGGACCGATATTGCCTGCCTCTCTTAGTAAAATGGAAGTGGGAGCGGCGGTCCCGTTGCCAACGTTGCCGGTTGTAAGAATACGCATTGCTTCTGCCTCACCGGACCAAAAGCGCAAGCCATACGCGCCAGTGGCGTACCAATCCATGTATCCCGCACCTAAACCAAGTCCTTCACCTTTGCCCAAATATGCGATATCGCCGCCACTTTGCCTAAATGTGATATAGGGACCGGAACCATGAGTAGACTCAAAAAACGCTACAGCAGTAGCGCTCGTGGATACATGCAGAGAAGCTACCGGATTCGTCGTCCCAATCCCTAGCCGATTATTCGCCAGGTCTAACACCAACAAACTCCCACTCGCCCCCGCGCTCTCCCGCAACTGCGCGAGATTCGCATCCACCACGATGGTCAGGGACTTGGCGCTGGCGGTGGTGTCGGTGAGGGTGAGCGATGGGGCGGTGTTGGCCGTATCGAAGACCCCGCTATTCTTGAACGTCCAGCGGGTATCAATGGCAGTGTTGACTGTAGGGATCGCCGTCGTGAGACTCGCATCAGCCGTATTGTCAGCGTAGGTGGTCGTCGTGTTGTTGGCGATCGTCGCGAGGAGGAGCCACGGGCCAGTGACGGCATTGCCCGCTGCGGTCCGATAGACCTTTCGAGAGGTGACAAAGACTGAGCCGGTGGGGATCGCGGAGAGCGCGACTTGGCCGTCTCCTGCCGTGGTCGTCACTGTGCCAGAGACGGCCCCCGCGTCAGTTTCACCGCCCGCCGTGACGAACGTGATCTTATAACTGTGCGTGCCGTTGTTAACGTTGCCCGCACCGAGACCAGCGAGGGCGGCGGTGGCAGCCCCTGGGGCCTTCTCGGTGGCGCCAATCGTGAGGTTCCCTGACGAGTCCACTGCAAGGCGGTCAAAAAGAACACTGGAATACTGAAGATCGTTGTTGCCGATCATCACCCCAGGGCCGATAGTCAGACTCCCAGCGAAGGCGGCTGAATGCAGACTGAGGAGAAGACCGAGGAGGAATATCCCCCGACGCCAGCTCATGGTGCGCCCTCGGTGACGAGCAGCGTTTTGGTGCCTGATCCCGCATGAATGCAGTTGATCGCCGCTGTTGGATATTTCGCGTCAAGCAGGAGGTTCCCCCCGTTTGGGGTTAACCGCACGCCCTCGCTCGCGACAGCCGCCGCTCCAAACTTACAATCAATGGCCGTATCGCTGATATTCTCCAGGATGAGAAACAAGCGATTCGACTTGGCGGCCACGGTCGCTGTTGACGTGGTCGCTACCGCGATCGCCGTATGCGTCGTCGTGGCAAAGGTCTCATAATCGGGTGGAATCCAGGCCCAAGCCGAGACCGCACTCAACCAGACATAGACTCCAAAACTAAGACTGATGGCCTTCCACATACCGCTCCTCCTCTTACCCTGTTGTGATATTGAAACTCCGTGGCGCTAGCAAAGCCGAATCGAATTTCGCCTGCGCCATCAGTCGTTTCGCATTATTCCGCATGAGGATGGCCTTGCTGTCCTTCGCCTCGGAGAGCACCAACGCATCGATTTTGCCGAAGTGGGACATGAGGCGTTCAGCAAAGTTCGTTTTAATGGCATAGTCGTACTCCGGCGGCACGACAACCGTGTCCCCCGCCGCCGTCAGCGCGACATGCGCCGTCAAGACCTTCAGGGTCAGTGTATAGGCGGCGTCGGGAGCCTTGTACAGATAGATCGAGGCCAGCCCGGAGAGATAGGTTGGATCATAGTACAGTTCATCGGGGCGACCCTGAACGGTCTTGTCTGCATAGGCTTGATAGCGAAAGATTGACGGATAGATTTTACACTCGGAATCTGTTCCATCGCCCGTAATCATGGCATCCCGCACATCGACAGGCCGCTGGACGTTGAAGTCACCACTCGCGCCGATGGTATAGCTGGGGTCCCCGATGGTGAGGACTTTTGTGTGCGTCGTCAAGGCGTGAATCAATAATCCTTCAGCGGCCCAATGCTGGAGCATATCGCTGAGTTCGGTAATCGCCATGGTCGTCCAGTCAGCTTCAATCGCCCCCTGGGGATCAATTACCCCGATCTTGGTCAAGGCCGACCGGATCACATCACTCACCAGCATGTGCGCTCCTCATGGGGTCATCGCGCCCCCCTGGTAGTTTCAAAAGATACTGGTGAAGATTGCCCCGATAGATTTTTCGGCCAACATGAGAGAACGTGATATCAGGATCTACCCACAACCGCCCGCCGACGTCCCGCCAGCGTTGACAGAAAGCATAGTCTTCGGTAGTGTACCGCTGCCGCTCGGGATCAATACCCATGTGGAAGAAGTCCCATGCCGCCCGGAGGGTTGTATCCCCCATTGTCTCCACCACGCTGTCTGCGTATCGAAGCTCCGGATAGGCGGCCATGAGACGGTCAAACACCCCGCGCTTGATTCGCATGAATCCAGTCGGCACAAAGTCCGCCTCAATCAGTCCGTCCCGACCAAGCGGAATGCCGTCGCGTGTCTGCATGACCATCGGCCATCCGCCGCTGTCACGCTTGAGCGGGTACACCCCAGCAACAAGCTCTTCGGGCCGATGCAGCAACCGAAGCACAGCCTCGGCGTCAAATCCCACATCGGCATCGACAAACAAGAGATCTGTGGCTTCCGGTTCTCGCAGAAACATCGCCGCCAGCGTGTTTCTCGCTGTGGGCAAATATGGGCAATCCGCAATCACGAAGAGGTCGCTGTCAATCTTCGACTCGAACAGGAGGCGCTGTGCCGCCATCAGACTCAGCACACATTCTGAGCGAATAGAGCCGTCAATGGTCGGAATGGCAAAGACCAGTTTCATAGAGTCATTCCGGAGTGAGGGGCAGAGCCGACCCCTGCCCCTCCTCCATTCGCCTTAGACCACCAAGCCCAATGCAATGAGTTTGGTTCGCAAGTCGTTGGCAAGCGTCTGCGTGGTCGCGGCATCAGTTCCGGCGGCAGCAATGCTCGCCTGCACGACAGGGGTTACACCATAATGACCAATCTTCTCCGTAGCCGACTGACCAAACGATGTCCCATCGTCGTTCGCTTTCGTCAACTGTTCTACTGCCATAAACTTATCTCCTTTTCACTTTAAACCCTTTAGAAACAAGTACTTACTACCCTCTGACTCTGGCGGCCCACTCCGGCCTCAGGGTCTTGTACCCGAAGAGCACGTCAATACGACACGGGAACTTATCGTTCACGATGTCGAACTGACGGACAACCCGCAGCGACACGCCATCGAAGACTTCCCGCGCAGCGAAGTCTACGCCCTTTGGCATCTCCAGGTCGGCGGTGACGAATGTGAACGCGTCCTTCTGGTAACATAGGGGCTGCGTCAACACAGCCGAAGCGTCGCCAGAGCCACCGGAAGCCTCGAACACGACGGCCTTGCCAGAGCCGGCACTGACGATCTCGATATTCTGCTTGGCCCCTGAAGTGACCGGGGTTGGGCTCACAGCCACAGTCAACGCACCACCAGAAGCGGTGCCATCTGCCGTAACAACGAACTGCTTCAGGCGACTATACCGCTGCTTCGTCTCAGGGTTAATCGCCCACACTCCCGCAACGGTAAACACATCACCCTTCTTGACAGTAGAAGTCGTGTCGAGTGCCGTGATCGCAATCGTCGCTGTGCCGCTTGTGATACCCGTAGAAGTGTTCACGACAGGAGTTGTGTCATCGCGGTTGCCGTTGGTGTGGCTGGGAACCATATTGGACTCCCACCACTTCACTCCCCCAGCCTGGCCGATATACCCATCCGCGAAAGCCCGCTCAAGTTCACTAGCCTTGTGGAAGTAGAGCCCCACAGCGTTCACCAGGGGGGCCATCGTGCTAGAGTTGAGGAGGAAGTTCCGCTCAGTCTCTGGAGCCAATTCCTCGCTTATCCTCGCATTGGCTCTGAGCACATCAAGCATCGCATCCGGTTCAGCGTCCGGATCGCCAGTCAGATTGTACACGTCCTTGTACACGTTCGAGAGAACGGTATACTCAACGTCCGCTGCAAGGCGGGACATGGCTGGGTCAAGAATACGCTGGGCAAAATCATCCAGGGAAAGGGTCAACTCGACAGAACTAAAGTTGATGTCCACCCCTTTCTGAGTAGCCAGCGTGAGGGTCTGCGAAGTCTCAGCAACGTCCTGAGTATCCATCACTGCGCCGGTACGCACGGTGAACTGGTTCGGCTCCCGAATCAGCAGAGATCCACCGTTCTTCGCACCGGACTGGGCGAATCGATTATCGTACTCACGGTTGATAGTCTTAATGAACTTCAGTTTATTGTGAAGGACCGCCATTGCTTTGCGCGTGACCTCCGTTGGGGTCAGTACCGTATTCGCCATCTATTATTTCTCCTTAGAATGGTTTGGTCTTGAGGCGTTCCAGGCGTTGCTGTTTCTCCCAAGCCATCCACTCTGACGTGGTCATCTTCGTGGGGTCTTTCACGGATACCGCACTCCCCGTCACTGGGGTAATCGGTATGGGAGCCGTCGAGACCGTTTTCGTCAGTTTCGTGCCAATCTGCTGTTCGAGCGCAATGACTGCCCTGGCCAGTGCCACTGGAGTCATGCGATTCAACGCCATCGTTTCCTTGGGATGAAGTCCCAAATAATAGCCGATTTCTGCGCCGTGGGGACTCTGCATCAGCGTTGCCTGAGTCTCTGGCGTAAAGAGCGGTTGCGAGACCACCTCGTCAAAATCCTCGTATTTCGCGCGAGCCGCATGAAGTTGTGGCTCGAAGGCGTCAGCGAGTGCGGTGTCCGCCTCCTGTTGCGCCTGAATACGAGCGGACTGAACCGCCTCACGCTGCGATTTCTGCACGGCATGAGTCGTGAGCGCCTTGATGTACGAGCCGTAATCGGCAAAATCAGCTTCTTGAGGTTCCACGTCAGCGGTCACTACTGGGGCTGCGGGTGCCGCAGGAGCTCGCCCGCCCCGTTCGGCATCGAGGGTGCGCTGCAAGTCATATTTCTCTCTCGTCAACTTGTCGATGCGCCGCTGAAACTTCGTCTGTCTGTCTTCCGGCGTGGGCTCAGTCGTTTGAGGCGGTGTCTCGATCGGTGGCGTCTCAGTCGAGGGCTCCACGGTGGTCGTTGGCTCGATGATTGTCGGTTCAATCACCTCAGTTTCTGGCATCTTAGGCTCCTTGCGGGCCGGGTATCATGCCCGACGCCGATGTTGGCGCACCTGCTGAGGGTGCGGAGGGTTGCGGCGCTTGCTGCGCCGATTTGAGGGCGGTGTAAATCTCTTCTGCGCCCGGAAGATCGCTGAACTTGAACACGAAGGGCAGGATGAGGGGAGCCATCGGGCCGGCATACTGCAACGCCTGTAACATGCCCTCCATCGCCTCCTCCCGACGGCTCTGGTAGGTCCGCATGGTGGCCTCCACGTCATATTTACCCACCGAGAGGTCATTGATGGTCGTCGTCAGCCCACTGTCGGCGTCAAAAACTGGTTGGTTGATTCCCACGAACTGTTCCTGGCCGTCCTCCCCACGGATCCGTATCACACGCGCCGTATCCATGATCCGGCTATTGACCTCAATGAGAATGCGGCCCGTTAGGATGATGGCGTGACGCAGATGTTCGCCAAAATGAGCGGTCCCGAGGTCGGATTTCGACTGTCTGGCGCGAATGGCCGTTCCGCTACGCTCGTTGCTGCGGTCGCCAAGCCCAGGCTCAAAGATGCCGATCACGTCTTTAATATCATCATCGGCCACCCTGAGCATCATCATTGCCGCTTGAGGCACTTCCGGGGCCGGGACTCGGCTGGGAATCCGCTGGCCTTGGGCGTTATACAGCAAATAGGGCCGATTTGTGAGGTTCGCGGAGTTCCACAAGGCTTCATGCCCAGCAATTTCCTCCGGCGTGACCATGAAAGGGGCCTTCGGTGCGAGGGCGACGGTCTCCGTCATCGCGGTTTTCCAGTAATTCGACATCCGCTGTGGGTCTTTCGCGTCCCGAATGAGGGATCGCTTATACGTGCGGCCCTCCAAAACGATGGTTTCCCCACAGACCTCAATAATCGGAATCTCTTCCCCCGGCCAGTCGCGCACATCGAGGATTTCCGCCCCTGTGAGGATGGCCCACTTCGTCTGATACCGAATCTCCTCACGGGTCTGAACCACGTGGAGACCACTGGCGGTAATCGCGGCTGCCGTCACCCCACCTTCCAAGGGCACGCTGGTCGTCGTATTGGTCAAGGGATCATGAACCTGCGCGAGCGTCACCGCTGCGGGCTCTTTCCAGAAGTATTCGCACACCACGAGACGGTTGCCGTCACGCCAATGCACCATATCGGTATCTCCAAGGTGCATCTCGGCGAAATCTGAGATCATGGCCTTGGGATACCGCAACTGAAATTCCTCTTTCGGCATCGAGGTCCGTACAAACCCATAGTGCCGTTCGGGGTCCAGGTAGACGGACAGGGGATTCTCAACCCCGGCGAGATACGCTTCCTGCTCGAAGCTGCCAGGAATGAACCGCGTGAGGACTCGCCAATAGCCCACCCCTCCGGCAACGGCATGGGTCACGGCCCCCGCATAGATCGCCTCCGCTGAGGACTGATATTCCTGGTGTCGGATAATGTCTTCGTGGACACGAGCCATTAGCGGGTCGCTTTGATCATCCACGGGTTTGACGCCGATTGCGGGACGCCGCGCAACGATCTCATTTGCCACGACATTGACGAATTTGCGGAGCTTATTGCTGGTGAGATATGGGCGACTTTCCCGGTCACGTTCCGCTCGAATCGCTGACGGCCACTGCCCATTGCCGATGTTATACACGAACTCGAGGTCTTCGAGCGTTTCGGCGCGGCGAGTGGACTCTGCGGTGCAGATCGTCGCAAAGCGTTTCTTCGCTGTCGCCAGCAAGGCTTCCCGCTCTTTGGCTCTTACGCTCTGAGCCATCCCTGCTCCATTGGACGAGCGGCCTCAAGGGCATGGACCGCCGCCGTGCGATGCGAGAGA